CACTACCTGATAAGAAACCAGTAGTGAATGGTCTGAACCAATTAAATGATACATTGCCAACAGTATCTTTCTTAAACTTCACAATGATCGATTTGTCATTTGAATCAATGTTTTCAATTTCAGCATTGAACCTAATGAATGATTCATAAACAAGATCGTTTGAGTGCTTCAAATCTTTAGCGAGTGTAATTCTGATTTTAGCAATTGTCGGTGCATGAATAGACAAATCAGTTTGAATTTTTTTAACAGACTGCAATTTCACATATTCATCTGAAATTTCAATCAGACGTAAAAAATCTGATTTTTCTATGGTAACATACTCTGTGCTGACTTCGATTGCTTTTTGTGATTTTTGTTGAACATTTTGTTGCGCGTGCAAATTTGAAAAAATCATCGAAAGTATCAAAATTGCCGCGAATGTTATTTTTTGTGTTTTCATGTTGCGCCTCACAAATATTTGTTTTTCATTGCTTCAATGAAATTTTTTGTTGCGTTTGATTTATCGTTGCCTGTATCAACTTTTTCAAACTGCTGAATTATCACTTGCGAATTTGCTTCATCATTTTTGAAACCAAAAAAGCGCAAAATCTTTATGATTGCATTTTTTGATTTAATGCCAAGTTTGATTATGATGATTGCAGATATTACAATCAATAGCAACTTGCTCCAAAATTTGATACGCTGCCATGTGGTTTGTTTTTCCATACCCCCCCAAAAATAGGCCGTCAGACCTCACCATTTGCCACCATTTGCGTTCTAAATGCCTGTGTGGTAGGGTAGCATACCCCACCGTTTTACTGGCTGTAAAGGCATAAAAAAAGCCGGTTTCCCGGCCAAGTATAAGACAACGCAAATGATTGCGTTATTCTTGCGCACCGCCCTCATCAGGCAAATCGCCTTCGCTTTCTTCATGTTCAGTTTGCGGTGTTTTTCTTTTCAGACCCGGTATTGTTTCTACAAGTTTTTGATTTTCATTTGTAATGCTGCCAGCACTTGTGCCAAGTTTTTCAGCAGTGTTGTTTTGTTTGTACGCATCAGTGTATGTTGTTTGTATATTTTTCTTTTCATGTGAATAGAACCATTGAACAACACCTGCAAGTATTGTAATCACACCGCCTAACGCAAGATATGATTGCAGCACATCATTTGTTAATTGTGGAACTTCCCACCATTTGAACAGCTTTAACCAAAACGCTGCACAAATCAGCCATGATTGAACAAGCACAGCAATCATTGTCAGCGTGCGAAACGTTTTGGTGCTCGAAAAGATATAGTGTTCTGTTCCGTTCACTACCTTCACGAAAAAAAAATCTTTGAACATTCTCAAAATCTTCATCTTGTTACCTCTTTGATGTTGTTTTTTTTTGTTAATATAGTTCTATAAAAAAACTAATTGCCCGTCATTACCTGATTGACCGGCATCGCCACTCACTCCACGTCTGCTTATTGTTGTTTCATCTCCCGCAGAAACTTTTGGCCCGAATAATCCACCCATACCACCAACGCCACCGTTGATTTCAAATATTCCACTTCCTATAACACCCGGAACTTTTAATACCAATTTGCCTCCGCTGCCACCACTACCACCGCCACCGCCACCGCCTGAACCCGAATCAGAAGCGTTATTATATTCTGATCCACCATTACCACCTGCGCCGCCATCAAATCCTTTAACTGATATAATCCCATTAAGAATTAACTTCGATGTTCGCATTTTTATATATACAGGAGCACCATGAGCACCGTTTGCGCCGCCGCCACCGCCACCGCCTGCGCCGCCGCCTGCAAAAGATGGATTCCCTGTTCCTTGATTGCCATTCATACCAGCGTTGCCATTTGCTGTTAATTGAAACAATCCACCTGCGCCGCCTGCGCCGCCCGCAGAAACACCTTGCGTGAAAACAATACCTTGCCCACCTAAACCGCCTGCGCCGCCGATTCCATTTAATCCGGACTGTCCTGCTGTGTTATTATCTGTGGCATTGGTGTTAATTCCACCCTGCCCGCCACCGCCACCGCCACCGCCGTTTTTACTTGATGCCCCGCCCGGCTCGCCAAATTCATAAGTTGGTGCAGGTGGCCCGCCAGATTCTACTTCTACCCCTGCACCGCCTCTACCGCCAGCTCCACCAAAATTTCTTATTATTTGGTAATTTAATTCCGGGTGGCTTATTGATGGCACGCCAATGCCGTTTGGTATCAAACCTGAAAAAGAATAATCACCACGTGTTTCACTGACAAATCTTAAAATACCATTTACAGTAAAAACATCGGAACAGCCTAAATAAAACCATTCATTTTCAGGAACAATAATAATTGCCGTTGCGTTATTGCCAATATAAATATTTTTGTAATCTTTGATAACCCCTATAGAAAAAATTTGAATACCTGAATTATCTGGGACTATAAAATTACCATCTTGACCAAAAGGCCAAGATGCTGATTGTATGTTTGCTGCTGGAATTGGTCGTATTAAAACATTAGGCATCGTACTCACCTGCACTCGTTGCAAAATAATTTACACCATCAAATGTTAAAGTCACTTGTAGTGTTTTTTGCGCACTTACTGTTCCAACAACTGTATCATCAGGCCATTTTATAGACACCGGCCATGTCAACGTAACTGATGTTGACGCATGAGAATTTTTTATCATCAACACATAGATTGCACCTTTTTGCGTTCCAGTTATAGTTATGTTCACATTCGCATTTGTTGTGATTCTTTGCACGTTGTGACGTGAAAAATCAACAGCGCCTGCTGTGAGTTCTTTCAGATAAGGTATGAACGCGTATAAGTAATCATCGATAAATGTTTGCAAACCTTTGTTGCCTGTTGGCTTGCTGTCCGTTGGCAGATTGTCATTATCAAGGTTATCGTAAAAAATTTGTGCATTGAAATCGCAGCGAATTTCTCTTTCTGGAAATCCATCAAGATAATTCGTTTTCAAACCTTCTGGAATTTTGATTCGACCGCGAATAGTGTCAACTGCTGCATATAGATAATCAACACCATCACCAACAACTTTTTCAGGTTCAATGTACGGAAATACGTTTGGTGTATTTACATTCCATAATGCTGCGTCTGACAAATTTGCTGCATAACCTTTGATTTGCTCAACAACAACTTCAAGTTCTCTGTCCCAAATATATAGCGACATGCCATTGTTTGTCGGCTCTGCCGTGTTTTGATACTCACCTGCTTCTGGCCTAAAATATGCACGGTAATTCAATGTTGCAGCCGCTGCTGCTGAAAGCACAAATGTTGGTGCGGCTTGTTTGAATTGCATTTTGTAATTCACTGCTGCATCAAGCTCTGTCGGTGGAATAGGTATCACAACATATTCACCGTTTGTCAGACTCGCAACGGGAATTTGTGTTTCAACTTGCAAGCTGTTGTCGCTTGATTTGATTATGCGAACAAACAGATTGTTGGTTGAAACACCTTTTGTGTTGCAATAAACAACAATTTGATTTATCCAAAATTTAGTTCTGTTCAAACCATCAGGGTCTGATGCAAATTGAAATTCCTGCTCGCACGATGGCCCATAATTTGTCGGCACACTGATGACAGTGTTATGAACAAAATTGAACTGGCCTGCGCCAAATTTCGCCAACGCGTTTGGCCCATGTGCATAGTTCCCGCCAAATATATTCAGATTTGTTGTTCCGTCACCATTTGTTAATTGCATATCAACAATTGTGAATTTACGTTTCAGATTGTTTCCTGCATCGACTTCATCACCGACAATACGCTTCTTACGATAACGAGAAAAGCGTTTCAGGATTGCACTTGCAAGCAATGATGGGTCTAAGTGATTTGCTTTGACTGAACCATCAGGATGGTCTAAGTCAGGTGCGTTTCTGTGATCGATATAACCGAAAAATCCTGCTCTGATTAAATCAGCCGCTGCCGTGCTTTCCCAAAGATTTTTTTGGTATATATCGCGAATACGTGCAGGAACAAGATTTGTTTCATTTGCAAGCACGCTAATTTCTGCAATTGCAAAAGCATCATCTACGCCAACTGCAATGATTTCATAATAGTTTGATTGAACGTGCGTTTTCAAAACTGTCAGCGGCATTGCGTCGTAATACTGCCCAAACAGAATTGCTGTTGCATCAACATTCATTCCTGATGGTGTCAGCGGTGGCGGCGTCATGCGCACTTCACCAACAAACTTTCCTTCGCGTGCTGATATTGTTAATAAATCACCTGCACCACTTGCTGCCGGGTCGCCACCAATCACCGTGTTGATTTTTGCGACAATTTCTGCGAGTGTTGTTGCAGCAGGGTTTCCGCCGCGCAGATCAATTTCTTTTGCAGGTTCGTCGTCGATCTGCAAGCGTATCATATATTTTTCGCTCAGATCAACTGTCGTTACAACAGACCAGTCCTGACTCGACATTATGAACGCATCATAACCTACGTCTGGTGTCGGTGCTGATGGTGTTGGTGCTGGCGTTCCTGATTTGACTGACAATTCGATTGTGTGCAAATTGCGCACTGTTTCATTTACCTGAACAGGGTCGTTCACACCTGAATTGAGCACAAAAATGTTTTCTGTTTGCGCTGGAACTTTTTTGTAACGCGCTTGAACAATATCGATACGATCATTTACCGTATCTGCTGCTGGCACATTCAAATTTGTTTCAAGATTTACGGCAAAGTGTAACTGCGTTGATTCAGTTAAATCGTTTGGTATGGCAAGAATGCCATCTGCGACAGTAACTGTTCGTGCTGTGTTGTGCGTAACTTCAAGACCTTGAAACACTGTAACACGATCTTCACCGCCAAAAAAGTACAATGATATTTTTTCAAAATAACGCTGCATCAGCGTTATCAGTTTCATCATACCAGTGTCGTATGGCACACGTTCACCGTAATTGAATTTGCGCGATTTGAGTGCTGTTATTTTTTTTGCCATTTTATCCTCTGATGTTTGTAATAATCACAGTGTATGTTACGCCCGCTGCGATAGTTGTCTTTAGAAAATTCAAAACCTTTTGAACATTTGCGGCGTCAATTCCGTTTATTACAATAATAAATTGGAAAGGCAGACCGTAAATATTGCCAAGAATTGCCGGTGTCGTTCTGTTACCGGCGTTGTTGTATGTCCTATAGCTGTCCAAGCATGACGTATCACAATAGAAAAGCGCTTTGGCCCCTGCAATTACGTTCACTTCATCAGCATATCTACTGATTGAATTTTTTACCGATGGATATGAAACCTGTGGATATTTGAATAGATTGTCTTTTGTACGATCAAAATAATCTTCATCTGTTTCACCAAACTCGCGTGCGATGCCAAAGTATTTTTTCAGAACAAAATCAAGCGGTATTATTCGCCGTGTCGTTCTGTATGACAAATCAAGCTGTTTAACAGCTTCACGTGACAACTCAACATCGTATTGAATCGCATTTGATATTGCACCCTCGCCAAAATCATTTGGCTCGCTTACAATCAACTCAACGTAGTAAACACCTGAGCCTGCCGATGTGATGTTTATTTTAGCTGTGTTATTGAGCGCATCTTTTAGCGTTGGGTGCAAACTGAATTTGTTTGCTGGTTCTGCGGTGTCACGGCGTATGTGGTAACGCTGCATTTCAATGATCGGCGCAGGTAAAACAGCAGCATCTGATGCTCTATGAAACACAACGCTTGTTCCATCAATATAACCATGCCCTGTGCAAACAATCAAATCGTTTACCTGCTCAACTGTTTCAACAACTTGTTTGTCAGCTTTTACGTTTGAAATCAAAGCATCTGGCTCGCCTATTAACAAAAGATTTTCTGCTGCTTTGCCATACATAGGCATTTGCAGATAAATTTTTTGCGCTATAATTTCTTTGTTTTCAAATATGCTCATTAGTACACCGTTGTTGATGAAAGTGTCAGTGTGACTGCTGCACCTGTGCCTGCACCTGTTCTTATCACCTGACTTGGTGATGCAAGTATTTGCGCTGTTGGTGGCGCTGGCTCAATCACTTCAACATCAAACACTTCCTGATCGTAGTTTTGTATCAACGTCACCAATTCGCTGATAACGACATCTTCACCAATCTTTGCAGAGTTCACATATTTTTCAATTGTCGATTTCAGCGATAGTAAAAATGCCGGTACAAGTGATGGATTTTCAGCAAGCACTGACGCATCTTTGACAATGATGTTGAACTCGAAATTTGTTGGCACTGAAATTGGCGGTATCACATTGACAGACATGCCAAGCGCAACATAACCCGGATAATTTTCAAGATCGTTTTCATCACCAAGCATCACGCGTTCGATTTCGTTTTTCTTTGCAAGCGACAATGTTCCTGCACCATCTTCTGCATAAATTGTGATGATTCCCGCTGATGGATAATTTGGCACAACAGAAAATGAAACAAGGTCAGGTATCGTCTGCATTCCAGTCAAAATACCTTTCAGGTTTGCGCGTGATAATCCATTGATAAAATTACGAAAACGTTCTATGCGTTCTTCTTCTGTTTCACCATCTGTTCCACCCGCGAACGATACGTTATTTTTTGCAAACTCAATTCCACTTGGTGCATTAAGAATCGTTCCTTTGCCGTTTTTTGTATCGATGCGCAAAATAGCAATGTTTGTATTGATGCCTGCCGTTGTTGCACGCGATGATATTTCACCTGATGATGTTCCGTTTGCAGGTATTTCACCATCTTCAAGAGTTTGAATGACGATACCGTCTACTTGAATTTGCGTTCCTGCGGGTATCGGCAATGCAACAAGTGTCGGCTCGTTGTTGTAAAATTCTACTGTACCGACAGCACCTGTCCCTGCTTTCAAAACGAAATCAAATGCGCTATAGATAGCGACAGGTATTGCATTTTTCAGGCCATTAAAAAACTCAGCAGAATTTGTCCCAAGCGATGTGCTGATTGCTTCGATTAGTGTTAATAGACGTGAACCTGTGTTGAAATTGTTGAATGTGCTGTTTTTTGCTATCAGGTATTTTTTTATATCATCGATATATTGCTGTATCGACCGCAAGGTATAAATTTCGACTGCCATTTTAGATTCGTCTCCCTATTTGAATTTGCAAATCTTCTGCCGTTAATTCTGTTCCAACCGATAACGTGTAATACACTGTGTCCGCTTCAATGCGTACTGTATCGCGTAAAACTTTTGCTGTGATGACTCGCGGGTCTTTTTCTGCCTGATTTTCAATCGCTTCAAAAAGCAATTCAGATACATTTTCTGCAAAATTTGCAACGCCTGATAAATCAAGCAATCCCCAACCGGGATGCAAAAATCCTAAACTACCTTGATTGTTTTCAAGACGATCTTTTATGTTTGCATCAAGTGCTTCGATACCGTTAATCCAACTAATGTCACCGCCCTCATCTGCAATCATCGCGCTTTTAACATCAAATTTGAAATCGCTACCGAGCGATGCGATTTCGCGTTCTTTTTCAGATGCAAACAAAAATATTTGCGGATAAAATATCTGATTGCGTAGTTCTTTCGGTTCTTCAATCCTGTTGAGTAGCGCGATTTTGATTTTTTTGCCAACCATGTTGGCATTGTCAAAATCCGTTATCGTCAGTTTATTCAGTTTCAGAATTACATTGTATTTATTTGAATCACGGTAAAATCTGAATGCAAGATTGAATGGTGTATCGCCATATTGAACCTGATAATATTTTACTGGCACATTCTGCCGTGTTGCAAATCGCGGGTCTGTGCTATCAAAAAACTCACTGTCGGTTATTGTGACAATTTCATCTTCTTGCAAATCTTCATAACTGTTTGTTATATATGGCGCAAGATTTGCAAGAACGTTATACGCTGAACCAAGCTGATTCAGCGTACTCGCAATTTCTGCGATTTGACCTGCTTGCTCTATTGCAATTTCTGTTTGTGTTGATGGCGTTAATTCAGGATTGGATGTTGCTGCGATATTTTCTTCAATGGCTTCTGTGACTTTTTGCTGATAAGCAAAAATTTTGTCAAATTCAGTTTTGAATCTTTGCCCTGCAAGATAAAATTTTTCACGACGTTCATTAAGCATCGTTTCGACGATGCCACCCGGCTCTGTTAGCTCACGATAACTCTGAATGATGTCTGCCATGCCTGTTGCAAGATCAATTGCATAGCCTGATATTCTGTCGATTGGCGCAAGCAGACTGTTCAATAATCCTGCCACATTCGATGCTAATGATTCAACACGCGGCTTTGTTCCAACATCACCGATAGCAAACGAATCCAAGCGTTCTTCACGAACCGCAACCATTGAAATATCATAATCAAAACTGAATATGTCATTTGCTGATCTGTCCAATTTGAAATCATTAAAGATAACTTCAAAATGGTTGTTATCATCATAATCGCGATATATGACCATGATGTTGTCAAAATTACTTTTGCTGAATGGAAATTTACGGGCGAGTGCATCGACACCGAGAATGTCTTTTGGAATTGGCGAACCATAAGGTGAACCATCGAATGCGTACTTATCACGCATTCTTGAAACCACCCAACGCAGCCTGAACATTTCCTGCAAGCCAGTAACAAATTCAAATCCTGATATGCTGTTAGTGATGAAAGGCGGCAAAACTTTTGTTGCAGCATCTTTACCTGCTTCAACGGCTTGATTCAGCAATCTTTTACCGAATGCTTTTGCAGCATTGCCAAATTCACCGTCAGATGGTTTTTCACCACGGGGCGGGCGTCTTGCCAAAAAAAAATGTATGTTGCCTGTTAGATTGATTTGCTTAAAATCATTTCCGTTGTCCGTTACTTGAACACCGCTGATTGTTTTTGTTGTTGTGATTAAATACCCTTCACGAATTGTATAGCGTTGCGGCGCGAGCATTAAGCGTATGGTTTCGATAGGTTCTTTCGATGCAGATTTTCTGTCATAAAATTCAAACGCGTATGCACCTGTCGGTTTGTATCCATTAAACAAGCTATTCGCAAATTTGCTCAGGAATGACATAGTTAATCCATTTGTTTATTTTTGAGGGCGTCAATCATATTAAAAGAAACATACTTTGCGCCAAACAAGTTTTGAATTGCGTGCTCAATGCGCTATTTGGTATGCCTTTGCTATTCATCAAGCTATCAATTTTTGCCTGTATTTGTGGCAGTAAAGGCGGCACGGGTGCCACCAACGGCGCAAGGCTTTGCGCTTGATGCAATTGCCAAAATATAGAGTGCGACACAGATATTAACACAGATACCATCTTCCAAAATGTTGTGCTATCTGCATCACTCACTAATTGCTGATACCACGCAGAATCATCACCGTATCTTTCAGGCTCTGAATTTTTTATGCCAAACAAATCTTGCGCTGAAATATTTGCATCAAATGAGCCATCAATATCGAGCGTCAACGCAGGTATTGGATGTGGCAAATTATCAAAAAATTCCTGCTTGATTATCGCATCGAAAAAATCTTGTTCTGTCTCAGTCTGCTGTAAAAACGCTGTGACTGTTGCAGGGTTTGGGGGCGCTTGCGATGCTGCTACAACGGCTGTCAAATCCTGTAACCAGTCAGAACCTGCTTTGAACGCTGCGAGCGCGGCCTTTACAAGACCCGGCGCGCCCGGCTTGTCTGCTGCTGTTGCAGGATGCGTACCAAGCGGCACAGTATATTGGCAGCTAACGAATGATTGCAAACTTGTGTTTACATCACCCATTATATACCACCAAAGAAATCATCGAATGTGACTGATTCAGGTATGCCTGTCGGGAAAATAGGGCCACCTAAATTGCCAACAACTGTTTGAAAAAATTGATTCAACTTTGTATAGCTTATCACTTTGTCAGGCGTTCGATTTTTGTCGCCACAATAAACACCATTATCATTTATTGTTAATATTTTATCACCTTTACGAATTGTGATTTCATCAGGCTTTATTGATACTTTGTGTCCTGCACTGTGGAATAATGCAACTTCATCACCAAGCAGTTTTGATGAATGTAGTTTTTTCATTTGTTCGTAATTCAACAGACCTGAATTACGCGTCGCCATTGGCGCTGCTGACACCATTGCAGGATAATCAGGGCGCTCATCAATGAATGTTATCATAACCGCATTGAATTTCTTTGGCGGTATCCAAATACCATGCGGCTCTTGTGTTTCAGGGTCAAACTGAATCCAACCTGAATAGATGATTTCTTCAAACTTTGCGTTTGTCGATGTTGTTACATCAACACACCAATAACCTAAGTTTGATTCGTTAGGTGGAATAACACGTTCAATTCTACCAATAAGAGTTCTGTTTTCTAAATTATCATCAGGCGACATATCGTCATTAAAATGATTCATAATCCTACCAATCCTTTGAACTCATCAAGTAATGATTTTTGATTTTTGACAGATGTGGATTTGTCGTTTTCGAGTTTTTCTTTTCTATTAAATTTCTTCATTCCGTGCTCGACAAACAGCTTTGTAACAAATTCGCCATTTACTGACCATGACTGCTCAAATCCATTACAATAGTAGAGGCGTTCTTCATCTGGAATGGATATGTTGCCAAATATGTCACGGGCGTACTCGACCGCTATCCCTTCGCGTGCGTTTTCATCACCTGCTATTTCAATGACTCCACCAAGCGCAAGATCATTATATCGAAACCAAATCGCTAACGTTTTCTGCAACGCGTCTGTAATAAAAACACTTTCTGCTGCAATTATTTTCAGATTGTTTTTTGCGATAAATGATACATCAACAATCAATGGATTGTAGCCATAAAGCCTGAGCACATTGATGTCCCAAATCGGTGTTGCTGCCGCCTCATCCATAGCAGGCGTTCCGGCAATACCTCTCTGCACAACAAATGTTGAATATATTTTTGTCGCATCATAGTTGTTCAATTCTTTGTGGCGTATTATTACATCTGTGACAAGCAACGTTTCCAAATCCTCTAATTCAAGCAGACGCGGGTAAGCATTTGGGAAATCTTTTTCGTCTTGTGCTTTGTTGAATTTTGTGTAGTAAGGCGCTGGCCTGAAAACAAGATATGCTTTATCTTCATCAAGCGATATTCGATCAACAAGTGTTGTTGATTCATATTTGAATGGCGATACCGCAAACCCTATTTCTTTGAACTTTGCGCTTAATGCTTTGGTGATTGCTTCACCTGCCGATAATGTAAAATTCAGCAATGATGATGTAAACCCTTCTTGACTGAAACGCTTTCCAAGCGTAATTTTTCTGCCGCCTGATGTGACAAATATTTCGTTGAATGGCTTTGATGCAAACTGATTAAATATCGAAAAGAAATCACCAAGATTTGAAAGTTGATTCCAGTTTCTATATACTTCGTTTGTATAGAGTGCGCCGTTCACTGCAAATGCTGATGATGTGTCATCATATCTGCTTCTGTCTTTCACTACGAGAATGTCTTTTACTGTTAATATTTGTTCTTTCTCATTGATTATGTACCAACCAAGTTCTTCAATACTTTGTAGTGTCGGTTTTTTTTCAGTGCGTTTTTTATAAATAATGTCAAACCATCGATTGTAAATTGCCGTAATAAGTTTTGGTGCAAGTTCGGTAAATGTAGTTAAGTTTGCATACGCACCAAGCGCACTTGTCGCAGATGTGTTGAATGGCGAATTTGAATACAGCGCCCACCATTGCTTATAGTCAAGCAACAACGCTCCCATATCACGACCTTGAACAGTGTATGTGTTTTCAAGTTTTGGGTTACGTGTTGCTGTGATCGTATCAATTCTGCCAATCATCTGAACAACATCATTGATTTTTATTTTGACGTATGATTTGCGCACAAGCAAATCAGTTATTTTTGTTGTTCTGCTTTCAATAAAATCAGGTCTGTTGCTTTCTTTAATAAAACTGAAAACCCTGTCTGTGATTTCGTTTGCTGAAATCACAAAGTTGAATGTGCCAGCTTGTTCAGCTAACGTCTTTCTGACGTTTAACGAAATCACATTTCCGCCAACATCACGATTCACAAACTGCATCTGTTTACCGTTAGGTGTTGTTATGAATATTTGTATTCTTGGCTTGCTCACAGATACATTTGAACGCTGTTGAGGCATTTGCCCTTGCGTTGTATTCAATAACGATTCAGGCGATGATTGATAGTAATTATTTGTTGCGTTAATGTAGAATGGCATTATTTTGCTTTTTTCCCTTTTGTTGTTGATGTTGTTTTTGGCGCTGGAGTTACAGGAACTAAATACCCTTCGGCAGTAAACGCATAACCCGGTGGCGGTTTTACCACTCCGCCGGTTATCGGATTTTTTGTTTCACCGGGGCCGGGCTTTTTATCGCTGAAAAGCTCATCAAATTGTTCGACAAGTTTGCTAACACCTTTTGCTGTCGTACCTGCATAATCTAACATTTTATTTTGCAGATTGTGTCTTACGCTTGCTATATTAGCAGCTTGTTCACCAAGCAAAAGATTTTCGCTCTTAGCTTGTAATTTCGATGTTGCTGATGTTGTAGTTACAAATTCCCCTACGCCTTCTTTTGCTGTACCAAAACCCTGATCCGCAAAAGCGCGTGCTTCGCCAACACCCGTTCCGCCTAAACGTCGAATGAATAATGCTTTTTCAGTCTTATTCATTCCCATCGTATCCATTTGTGCGCTAAGTGCTGCCATGTTTTTGCCTGTCGCGCCTTGGCTAAGACGCTCCATCACATCAAGCACGTCTGCTTCCTTGCCAGTATCTTTTTCCATTTGGTTTTTTACTGCTGCAAAAAGCACAGACTGAACTGCATCACCTTCAAGATTTGACGCTTGTTGAAATTTACCAGTTATTGTACTGCTAATTGCACCTGCTCTGTCTGCTGACAATTGCTGACCATTCACTTTGACGCCATAAAGTGCAGATAAGCCTCTGGCAACATCTTTGCCTAAATCAGAATCTTTCATACCAGACAAAACGCCTTGATGTGATGCTTCTTCAAGAATACTACCGAGTTGTTCAAAATATGCTTTTGCTTGAATCTTATCATTTGTTTGGCCGCGTATTATTTTTTCAGCACCGCTAACATCAAGTCCTGATTTATTTAGATACGCCGCTGTTTTACCCGCTTCTTCATCGCTAAGTCCGAAAGTTCCAGCAAGACGCGTGTATTGTTTAATGCCTTTCATTGACGCTTCATTGCCCATCGTCAGACCATAAGACAACCGTTGCTGTGCAACTCTTGATGATGAAAGTCCATAATCAACATCCGCTTTTGTTGTTGTGCTAAACAAACGATATGTTTGCTCTTGCTGTGACATCAATTCATCGTGCCGCTTTCCAATTGAGTTTATCAATCCGAGTCCTGCGCCAACTACTGCGCCGACACCTGCAAGAGCCGGAGCAATTTTAGAACCAACACCGCCAACAACACCTTCATCACCACCACCACCGCCGCCACCACCACTTGCGTGTGCTGTTGCTGTTGGTTTGTTTGTAAACATTTTACCAATGCCACCAACAAATTTTGCGCCCATGTTGTATAGACCACCCATGCCAGCGCCTTGCATAACCGATTGCAAGCCTGATACGCCTGCTTGAACTATGCCCGGTGATGCAACTGCCGCTCTTGTGCCTGTTGCTATACCTGTTCGCTGTGCTCGTGCAACCTCTCTGTATGCGTTTTGCGCATACTCTTTTTGCATTCTGCCGATTAGCTGTTTTTGATTTTTTGCAGCTTTTCCAGCTTCTTCAACAACACTGCGAATATTTTTCTTTGCTGTGTTTGTCGATTGTGCTGTTAAATCTTTACCGCGAATTTCTATTTCGGCTTTCATGTAACAACCTCATTGAGACGCTTTGCGATTTCAACCATTTTGTCGCGTGCGCGTTCTGCTGCTATTTCAGGATTTTCCTGAATATCAATTCCAAATTCTTTTTTCTTTTCTGCAATCTGAATATTTTTGATTTGCTCGCACTTTTCAATAATGCGACTTTGAATTTCAGACTCTGTTAATTTTCCGTCGTGACGCAATTGCGAAGCAAGTGCCTCTCTGAACACAGGCGCAACAAATTCAAATGCTGCTCTGTTTTCCATTTCTGCTATAATGCTCAATTGCGCTTTTCTGATCTTAATTGATTCTTCATCGTTCAACAACGCAAATCCATCAAACAGCGCCTCTTTTATTTCGTCATGTAGTTCGAGGAATCTGCTCTCTGTTGGCAGACAATGAAACTTGTGGCATATCCACAAGTCCCGTAAAAGATAACCATCAGGCTCAGGATTATTTACCTGAGCCGTGATTTTTTTTTAATTTCGCTTGTAGCGATTCTGTCAGTTCGATGTATTGTTCATATAGATACTCAATCAAGGATTCATCGTAACATTCAGACGCTTTTGTGAACCAGTCAGGTGCTTTTACAATCGCAATATCAAGTATTACGTTGCGCCTGACGTATTCAGCTTCTGTTGCGTACAGACCATTTCCGTCAGCAATCATATTGCTGACGGCCCTGATTGCTGCTTGCTTCTGATATGGCAAAAGTGCCTTAATGACAAATTCGCCGCGCTCTGTTGGACAGGTACGCTGAACATCTGCTTCTGTGATGCCCAGCGTAACCGCTTGCTTTTCAAACTTACTGTCTATTGCTGACATTCTGTTTTTCTCCTATTTTCTTATTTCGCGTAAACCATTTGCAAACGTGTTGCTTTCCAGCGTGAATTTTTTGTTGCCAATTGACCTGCTGTGAGTGAAAGACTGTTGCCATCGTTCACTGCATCAACAAGTTTCAGGAATACTTTGTTTGTCACGTTGTCGATCAACTCAAACGTAAACGGTTCGATTGTATTAACATTATCACGCGTTGCAACAATCATGTTATCCTGAACCGGCTGTCCATCAACAACGGGGTCTAACACAAATGTGCCAACGGTAAAATCGCACTCATAATCGAGTGATTTGAAACCGATTGGCCCATGCTTACCAAGCACTTTGATTGCTTGCTGCATCAGGTTCTCATCGATTTCAACGCTTGTTGCGTATCCGACAACGCGACCATTTTGCGTCACAATGCTGTCGATACCTGTTTTAACGGCTGTTTTCATCTGTTACCTTCCTGTTATCGTGCGCCAAGCACGCTGAAACGGTGTGTTGCCGGTATAAAGTTTATCGGCAGTGTCACAATACCGTCGTATGAAATTTCATACACATCACCTGTGACTTTGACGACATGGTTTGTAATTGCAATTTCACCATTGGCGCGATTCTCTGTGAACCAACCACGTGCAAGCAATTGTTCAAGCACTTCAAGGCTGTATGATTCAAGCAGCGATTGCGCAAGCGGTGTACCTGCAACACCGATAAAGCGTTCTTGCAAACGCGCACGGTGTGTTTTGATGATTGCGATAACAGTTCCCATCGCAGACCATTCATTTGCAATGATGTTCGCACCAAAATATGTCGTGACCGATCTTTCGATCTTGAACCCGCCACCGCCTTCGATTGGTGTTGAAATCATGCAACCAGCTTTGATGTACGCTTCGACTTGCGGCGTTGAGTACGTTTTTGCTGTTTTCACAATGTTGAATTGCTTATGTGTCAGTGGCGTTGTCGGGTCATTGCCTGCTGACATGCCAGCAATACCTGCACTCAACAGATAGCCGGGCATTTGTTTCAGAACACCTTTTGAGTCAAAGCGATAGTCATTGCCGCCATAAAAGCCAACAAACTGACTGCCGATTGATTTCGATTTTGCCTGAATCGCAGAATCTGTCACATCTGACAAATCACAGCCTGTGAAACCGCGCCTGTCGCGACGTGTTTTTGTTTGGTTTGCGAAATTGACGTGTGCTTGCAGCATTGCATGAATTGATGCAGAACCTGTCATAACACCAACAAAATCAGCATCAAAATTCAGTGAAAAATCGAGCGCGTTTGACCACTCAGTGTTTGTTGTTACACCTTCAATACCACCTGTCAGATATTCAAACGATGTTGTGTTCGCGACATTTGTGCGTTCTGTTTCGCTTGCGATTGATGCAACAACAATCCCTGTTGTATTCAAATAATCGATAACTGCTTGCACATCAGCTTTCAGTGTCAGTGCTGCCGATTTAATATCGACCGCTGATACAACATCGAGTTCTGAACCGAGTGTTTCAGCAAATTCTGTGTTGACGATTTCTGCTGTATAACCCGGCTGCGCTGCAATGTAATCAACGATTTTCTGAATCGTATCATACGTTGCGAATGGCACACTCAGATTTTGCGAACCGTCTGTTTGCCCTGTTAGCGCAGTTGTGATTTCTGTCGCGTTTTTTGTTATCGTCGCTGCTGTTCCGTTTCCGATGTACTGAATCAGTATCACTGAACGTGTGATATTGTCTTGCGCAAATGTTTCACCATCTTTGCGAACCTGAACAAACTTACCTATCGTTCCTGTTGAAACGCTTACGGCAATTCCTGTTGTGTGCAAACCGTAATCATTGCTTTTTACGAGAATTGCATTGTTCGCGCCGCTGTTCTTGATGTTCATTTGGCTGCGCGTTGCAGGGTTTACACGCAACACGGCAACTTCACTTGCGCCGGGGTTAATCCGCGCATCATTTGATGCGTTCAGCGCAATAAGCACTGCTTCAAGCGCATCGCCGCTGCGCAAAACGCGTTTTGCTTCTGAACTTTCACTGAAAAACATCAAGCGTTCTTCTTCTGGAAAATCTGTTGAACCAAAAGGAATACCACCTTCTGATTTCGCAATCACGATCATCGTTCCAAGCGGAACACCACCGACGCGGCCACCCGCTTCGATGTCTTTCTTTGCATAGTAACCGGGGCGAAATATATTCGCGCCGTTAAATGTTAATGGTCTTACAGGCATTTGTTTTCTCCCTTACGCCGCCGCGTTCATAAATTGCTTAAACAATTCATCGAATTGCTCTTTCGTTCCTTTTTGAATTGTTTTGCTTTTTTCCTGCAACCAAATTTCAAATGCCCGGCGCAGTGTTACCGGCTTCATTTGCAGATATGTTTGCAGTGTAATATTATCTTTTGATTGTGCCGATTTTGATTTTTCTGCACCTTTTTCAGTTTCTTCTGCCATTTTTTCCTCTTGCTGTTATTTGTGAGTGATAAGAATGCAATTAGACTTCTGCTTAAACGCATCGAACGGGTAAAGCAAATTTTCACCTTGTGCATGGTTGCGATAGTGTTCGTATTTGTTGCCATACGGGTCATTTACATAGAAACCGTTTTCATCAAATCCACGTATCACAATGACATGACCACCAAATCCGCCGCTGCGCAATGGTATGCGAATACCAACAACTACTGGCTTTTTTTCCGTGCGCAAATAGTGTTTGATTTCTTCAACAGTCATTTCTGCATGACGTGCTTTGAAATCACCTAAACATCCAAGCACATTATTGTTAATATACCAAACCCAAAAGGAATAAAGCCCGCGAACCCACGTAAACTCTTTTGATGTTTCAATCCACTTTTCGCCCGTTACTGCTGCAAGTTTAATACGATAAGTCATGTTGTTTTTTGCAGTATCTTCAATAATAAGGTTGTCAAATCTTTCATTCGCAATCTTTGGATTATTTTTTCCACCATAAATCGGTTGATTTAATGTACGCAACGCCATTGAAATACTTGTTGGAAAACAAGTAATATGCGGGTCAATAACGTCGTCTTTTTCCATTTGGCTGTTATGATTAACATAATTCAGCCAAATGCCGTTTTCGTTTTCTGTATAAAATGATGTTGCTGTATTTTTTGCTGCATCAAGCACGTTGCCAAACCAACCGTTGCCTGCGTCTGCGTCTGTTCTTTTACCGATATTAACAAATCGCGAAATGAATTTGAATATCGCTATTAAAATCGTTTGAATCATTGCCCTACCTCTTTGTAAATATCATCACCACCAGACTCTCTGAATCGTGGCGTTGAATCAATTTTGCTTAATGTGTCATTTATGTATGCGCCGGTATCGATTTCTGCAATTTTAGACACAAGTGTGTCGACAGGGATGTTCTCGTAAGTGCCAAGGAATTTCAAGTTCCAATCCCAACCGTACAGTATGCGCCCAAAATCAAAATTGTAAAGATTCCCAACGCCTTCAAACGACATCAATATATAAGATTTATTGAGTGTGTTTTTCAGACCCTGAATTGTTGAGCGTGTGATATTTTTCAAGATACGTGCTGCAACAGGATGATGCGACCATACAGAAATTTTCACCGTTGTCATTCTTAGTTCACGATCTGTGAGTGCATCAAGCTCATTACCATCAAATAAATCAAGAAACGCAGAAATTGTACTGAGTGTATCATTTGATGCAATTGTACCTTCGCGCCATCTGGCACGTGGCGACTTTGCAAGTTCTGCATCAATATTAGCTTTTATGATTTTCGTAACGCTTGTTGCCATCAAATTTTTTGGCGATTCATCATCGTCCATTTCAACAATGCCGACACACGGTATTCGTGCCATCAAATCTGCATCGTTTTCGTTCCATTCAGATGTAATTACGCTAATCGGATGTGCTTCGTAGATTGGAATTTTTTTGTTTATAGCACCATCAAAAATTTCATGGATTTTCATTGCTTCGATTTGCGCTTCGAGTTGCCCTTTGACGATTGTAATTATATCGCCACCAAATGTGTGAAATTGCACGTTTGCCATTACAGACCGTCCATTTTAGCCGCCGCCAAATCTTTCAGCATTGCGTCCTTCAATCGCTTTTGAATTTGAGGCATCGCGCTCGCAAGCACTTTATTGAATACAGGGTGTGCCTTAAAACGGGATGAATCCATTTGAATGCAGGTGTTTTCTCGCTTACCGTCCTGAACGTCATGTATTGTGTGTGACGTGGGCTACCTGTTTTTACAAGACCGTGAACAACATTTGGTGATGATACACCACGCGGCCATTTTGTCGCAGGATTCTTTTTGCCTTCATTGCGGTATCGTTTCATACCACTTGCATCAAGTCTGCGTGCTGCCGGTCTATACATTGCGCGGCTGACAATTTGCCCGTCAGCATTTGTGTCTTGAAAATTTCCAGTGCGCATCATTCTACTTACGTTTATTCTGACTCCACCTGACGCTTCACTTGTTTCACGATCAAGATTTCTTGCTTTATTGTAAACACCTGCCGCTTTCAGCGATTTTACTGAGTGCCTAAATGGTATTCTGATATATCTGCCATTTTTTCCTTCGCGGGCGCGTGGTGACGCAAGCATTCCCGGTTTTAGATCGTATGGCTGCACACCTTCTTCAACACGACGTGTAAATTCTCCCTCTGAAAGAATTTTGTACGATATTCTGTCTGTATTAACAATTTGAATTTCACCTGCGTATCCTTGTTTGAAACGCGGCAATGCGCCGCTGCTCATCACCATATCAATCCACTTGTTTTTTACAAGCAGCGGCGTTCTGTGAAATTCAGCCCAAAAATTTTCCATCAAACCTAAACGATCAAGAATATTGAACGTGTTTGTGAATTTTTTTGGTATCAGTGTTATCTGATTCATAAGTTATCAAGTTTGCTTTGATAATTGTCTGACGCATTTGGTTGCGTCAATTTTACATCCGTGAAAATATCAGGCTCTTGTTTTAGCGTCAGCCGCGTGTATTTTTTCATCATAAATGTTTTCGGCCAACGTTTGTTTTCATGCCCTGTAAATTTTGGCATTTGTGGTCTGAATGCAATGTATGATGGATAGTATTCATACTGTACTGAATATTTTGTACCGGGTGCAGGTCTTGTTGGTGTTAGCCATCTGATGAAATTGAAATCATCAAGAATAAAATGTTCACCATAATAATATTTTGCTTGGTTCACATCAAAAATAAAACCAACAACTGAATCAATATCAAATTCAGTGAGTTCTTCACGATCTGCTGTTGATTTTATTTTCAATTCCGATCTGCGCATCAATGTTGAAAGCAATGTAACGATGTCGCCTTCACCAAAATCAAGATATGATGGCGTCACAACAGTGACATCACCACTTGACATTTCAGATAGTGTTGTATCGTTACGCAGTTCTTCTTCTGTGATGTCACGAACTGCAACAGTAAATGGACGTGCAATATACAAATCAAACTCAATTGTTTGATTAACTGCTGGTGGCGTTGGCATTGCTACATCATCGATGACAATGAATTGTTTGTAGAAATTTTTTATTGGAACGGTGCTTTGCAATACTGCAACAATATCGTGATAGTAATTAAACACGTTTGAAATCTTTGTCACGTCGCGTAAACGCAACTGATCTTTCAGACTGATAAGGTGTGTTCCGTTTCCGTTTACAGTCAGCTTGATTTTGTCCCAATATTCATATTGATATGCAACAACGATTGCCTGCATCTCATTAGGCTGTTTATTTATTGTGTCGATGTAGATTTCTTTATCTGTATTGCTACGAACTTTCAATTCATCGTATGGCAGATATTCAGCAGTGTCAGGGTGTGACAATGCACGCACATGGTAGACTTTTGTTATCGGTCTATAGTACGTTTCTACAACATTTGGGTGGATTCTGTTGTGCGGTGAATTTTCTTCATACACGTCAATATATCTTTGACGCGAATAGATAAACCCTTTACCCCAACAGATTTTGCAGTAAATGTCAGGGTGGCCGTCAGTGTTACAAGGGCAAATTTGCGCTTTAAGTATTCGCGCAAATTGCCCTTGTCTGTCGATTATCGCGTTCTGTTCGTCAGGCCGTGCAAAGACCGTGAAAGCATTTGTTCCAGCACCTTTGTTAATATTTTGGCCCATTTACGCTTATTCGTTTTCCTCGTTATTGCCTGTGTCAAGTTCTATGCGTTCACCAAACTGCATATTGAGTTCGTGAATCTGTTGTGAATACTGTTCACCGAGTTTTTCCCAGTCAATCAGTTCGAGTATTGACGCTTCACGTTCCGCACCAAACCTACCGCCTGTCGTCAGAGTTGATGTTGCCACGTTGATAAGCGGATTTCCGGCAACCATTGCATTCGCGTTGCTTAGGCGTCTGCCAACACGTGTCGCTTCACGCTGATCTAATTGCGAATCTGTTTGCAGCCAATACATTTCTGTAATACGCAAATCAGGTGTAAGACGGTGCGTGCGGCCAACAACCTGTTCATATTCTTTATCTGAATAAGGCAAAGTCATGTTGATTTGTACACGTGGTGAATCACCACGCACATCGTGAAAGCTGATACCAGTTCCACCTTTTGCCATTGAGCCAACAAGCACGCGCTTTTCGCCTTTTTGAAAAGCGCGATGTTCTTCAACAGTTTTTTTATTGGTGTTGCCATGAATTTCTGCAACGACATTTGCACCACCAAGGCGCTTTGTCAGTTCACCAGTAATAGGTGGAATATTTGGTAAATTCTTCACTGCAAGATCAAACTGTCGCGATATTTGAGCCAATTGCGCTCTTTGCTTTTCGTTGAGCGCCTGCATTTCTCCACCCGTCATCACTTTGATAATGTCGTTGTAAACTTTGTTGAATGCTGAATACAAATGTGTATGACCGCCAACATTATACGCGCTCAGAATTACAGGCTGTTTGCCGTTTTGAATGGCTTTCTTTGCGAGTGCTGCCGCAATAGGTATTTTTGTGTATTCAAGATAGTGACGATACCAACCTGCAAACATTGCACCAACAAACATTGATGTTTTGCCACCAAGTCCTGCTTGTGCGGCAAATGATTTCACCATAGTGAATGCTTCAATGCCTTTATTTAAGACTTTGATTTGTTCTTCTGTCAATTTGTGTGTACCGAAAAAGTTATGCAAACCGCGCAAATTTGCAACGCGCTGAATCATATAACCCTGCGAAACAAGAAATTTGTTAAGCAGTTTTGATTTACGAACGATTTGCGCTTCTGCTGTTTCAGGCGATTCGTTTTTCCTTTTTCTATAATCAAATTTTTTCTGAAATTCTTTCCAACCACCGAATGCTTCAAACAGACCTGTGTTTTCCATCCAGCCCATTTCTGACACATCAGTGAATGGTGTGGCGCTCATATACAGAGTTTTCGTGCAGCGCCCGATCATCTTCATTGTGTTCTTTGTTTGTGTGGTTTTCTCTGCTGCGGCGTTATGAATCTCATCAAATACGCCATAATCAAATTGCAGTGCATCTGCGTTTTGCAACTTACGTAAATCATCATAACCAACAACATAAACACCTTCTGATTCAGGCGAATCACTAAGAAGGTTTTTCACGTTTTTTGTCGCGATGCCAAAACCTGCTGCTTCTTGTTTCCAACTATTAAGCAAATTCTGTTTGCCGCGTGTCGGCACAACGACAAGAAAACGCTTTTTGCCATGATCGATCTGCATCGCTTTTATTGTCGCAAGCGCCGTTGCTGTTTTCCCCAAGCCGGGCGCGTTAGCGATAAGAAACCCATCTTTGTTTTGCAATTCAGAAAGTACGCGCTCTGCATCTTCAACCTGATAATCAAACAGTGTATTATAGCGCCTGTTGTAATTGCTTTCAGGTTCATTTTCGTTAAAGTAAGAGTTTTTGTATCGCTTTGCTTCATCTGGTAATCTGACAGTTATCGGTCTGCGTTGCACTTCAACGCGATTTGTCACCATTGATGGTTGACCTTCAACAAGGCGACGTTCGCGGCGTTGTTGTTCGAGTTGTTTTTGCATCGCCTGTTCTGCCGTTACCCTTGGCATTTCAGTGCCTTCACGCTCAAAATGCAGCGGCAATGTGTTTGCGTCATTGATGTTATTGAACAGCGAATTTATACCTTGCTGTCGTCTGTATTCATCGACTTGACGTTGAAACCTGCGTTCTGATCGTTCTTCACGATTGCGTACACGATCTTCACGTTGACCAGCTTCTGATGTTTCATCAATACGGATATAATAGCGTTGCTGTCTGCCATCTGTGCGCGTTCTCACGACAGGTATAAGCGGTGTGCCATCTGCCGCTGTACGTGGTGCACCCGATGTCACTTTTACGACAGAACCGTTTGCAAGCGTCAAACGCGTTCCGACTTTAGGTTGTTGACTTTTTGTTAATACAAATTCCATGTTAGTTTTCCGCCCATTTTCTGAATATCAGATATTCGATTTCTTTTTCGATTTTTTTGTCGCAGTTTTCTTTGATGTAATCAGAAACAATTTTGCTCAAATGCATTGGCGCTATCAATTTTACACCCTGCACGTCATTGAAAAAAGCATCAGCGTATTTCTGCGCTTTTTTTAGATTTGCCTCGTCATACTTAAATTCTTTTCTCTGCTGTTCTTCTGGCTTTGTCGTTCCAAGTATTTTACGCGGCATTTTACTTTCCTACAATTTTGTTAAATTTATCAATCAAACGCAATTTGAATGATTTTTCCAGCACCATGCTGTTGTTTTCAACTTCAATGATTTCCTGTTCAGGTTCAACAACTTCATCTGAATCATCGTATTCAACATACACAGGCGCTTGCGGGTCAAACAATCTTTCGCCTTCTTCATCAGTTAGAAAATTGTTTATCGCTTTTTGCTCATCAATCAACTGATTGATGATTGCAAGTTTCGCCCAGTAATCAAGTTCTGATTCCGGCAATGCGTTTACGTTTACTACCATTTTACCCTCACAGTGCTGCAAATTTGATACCGCCATATCTGTTGCGGTATTTTGAATAGAAAAACTTAATATACTTCATGTAATCGCTAATACGGCTACCGAAAAAGCCTGCTGTTGCAGACTGCGTTGTTGAAATACTTTCGCTGATACCTGACAAGCTGATGCTGCTTGATGCAATCGCTGCCGCAAGACCATCGCCAACATCTGTCAAAATCATAATTCCGATAATTGCCATAATGAACTGCCGCAATTCTGCTGGCACTTTATCTGCACGTTCAAATCCTGCGATGTAGTCAATTGCATACGCATCGGGATACCTGCGCGTGTTAATTCCGGGGCCAACAACATTTGGTGACATGAATGGAACTTGCGCCAAATATCCTGATGTTGGATATGCTTCAAGCGAACCTGTTTCAAAGTTCACTCTTGCATGTTTCATCAGATCGATAGCGACATCGCCATTTGTTGCAACAATTTTCCATTTAAGCAGTTTGATTATCGGTGCGTGATTCAAGCGCACATAGACAAAATTTTCATACTCTTTGAAATCGTAATCAAACAGATCAATCCATTCGTACCGTTCTTTTGACAAATCGACATCGGTGCGCGTATTATGTTGACCTGTCGATTGATTAATCATCGGATATGGTCTATGCCTGAAAACTTTTGGTGTTATTTTGATGTTCAGATCGTTTTCGACCATTGCAATTGCAGTATCGATATACCACTGAAACATATCTTCGGTGAAATAATCACCGTTCTTTGCGGCAACATCATTACCGAAAAACAGAACATAACGCAACTCTTGCGGTGTCAGCAATCTACCCCAACCGGGGTAATAATGGTTTGATGTCAGGTCAGGATTATTGAACGCAAATCCAAGTCTGCGTTCATCTTTGAATGAATAATGCAATTCCTGCGCTGTATCAAACTGTTCTGTGATTGCTATTGGCGAACCGTTTATTTTTGGATGCCAAACACACTTAAATGATTTTTCTGCATCATTGACTGTTATCGTCAATCCTGATGGCATTTTGAAAATGAACTGATACGTTCCTTGCGAAACACGTGTCAGCACATTGTATGGATTCACAAGCGGAAATGAATTTCCTGATATGCTCGTGTCGTATATTACCGTATCGTTTTCATCAAGAATCTGAACCTTTGGCAAATTTGCATTGTTCAGAATGTAATCTTCATCATCAACAAGTTCGCCTGTATCAGGATTGCGTAATTCAATCTTGAATACGGATTGACTGCCAAGTGTTGCGACTTTCAGATTCTTTAATGTTTGCATATTACGTTGCTGATGCTATGAAATACACGATACCAAGGTTTGCACCTGTTATTTGAACAGTCTTATCAAACCGCAACGGGTGCTGCAATACGCCTGATGGCCGCAAAAATGTTTCAACTCCATCTTCTGTGAGTGTGCTTATTGAACCGTATGCAGCAAGAATAAAAATAACCTGACCGTCAGATATTTTGATTTCAATTGGTGTACCTGTTGCAAGGCGTTGCCCATTGATGATTAAGTGTTTCAGGCTGCTTGCATCAATGATGCCTGTTTGGTTGCCTGCGAATGCTTTTATCATATTTTCCCCTTTATGCAAAAAAAGGCGGGCAAAGCGCCCGCCCTTTTATTTTCCACTAAACCTGAACTTGATTAGACATCAAGCAGCGGGCTTGTTTGTGGCTTACCAACGCCAACGTTGATGAACTGAACCATTTTGTTTGGTGCGTACCATTTTACACCGAGGTAATGGTTGACAGTTCCGCGAAGCGACGGGTCGGTTTTTGCGTACTGCACCTTATGAATTGGTGCGAGTTGCGAAATCGCTACGCTGCGCATATCGCCCATTGCAGTGAGGTCACACAAGAACGCCTTACCAGTTCCGGGAATGTACTGATTGCGGTCTTGATACACAGTTGTTGGTGTTGCTTCACGCTTGATACGTGCAACCAGACGATATTTGCCTGTTGATACACCTGTTTCGCGATACACTTCAAAACCGAGTGCTGCATTTCCTGTACCTGCCGGGGTGATTGTCAGATCAACACGATCTGTCGATGTTGGTGCAACCGCTGCTGTTGCCGCTGATGCAATCGACTTACCGTACTGATTGATTGCAGCAACACGGTAACGGATACCGGGCGCTGACACACCACCAACAAACAGCGCAGTTGTGTCATTGACGAGTGCTGCGGTGATTGCGGGCGCGTTTGGCGCTTTGGCAGATGTTGCGCCTTCGATCATTTCACGGCGGTTAGCAGGGTTACGAATCATTGGCACAGTGCGGCTTTCCCAGTTCAGGAAAATGTTTGGCACAAAATCAAAGTCACCAAAATCGCTGTCAAATCCGGTCACTTTGTTACCAAGACGCAACGCATTAACGCTATTACCCTGAATCACACGCTGTGTAGCGGGAATACCGAGAATGTCGTTGATGCCGGTCATCATTGACGGCGACAGATACATCTTTGACGGCGTACCGAAATTCACAGCAATCAATTCGATTGCTTGCTTGATTGCGATTTGCGTTAGCGGATTGCCACGCAGGTCGATGATGTGATCGGTCGTTGCGTTTTTACGCAATTCTGCTTCGAGGCCGTGAATTTCCTGTGGGATGATTTCTTCATCACCGAAATAAAGAGCGTTTTCCAGACCGCGCATCAGGCGATATGTTGCCGCTTGTACTTGCAGAGCGTATGGGTCAGTGATTGTCTTTGTGTAAGACAAAACATCACCAACGCGCCACAATGCGCGAAGGAATTTCACCTTCATCGTGCCACGGAACATTTCAGCATCATCTTCATCGGGATTTTCCAACTGATCGACAAAGACTTCTTCTTGTCCGTAACCGTCTTGCAGGGTGTATTCTTCAACCGTGCTGAACGCTTTTGTGATACCGATGTCTTTCTGAAATTTCAGGTGTTTATCCTGCCATGTCAGAAGCGCAAGCGTACCTTCGAGCGATTGTGGGACAAGTGCCGCACCGCCTGTGTTCGTCGCGTAATCAGTATTGCCTGTATCGTCAGCAACAAGCGACTTTACGAGTTCACGCAATTCACTGTTTTTGACGTTAAGGGATTCAGCATCTTCTGCTGAAAAGTAATCAAAACCTTCCATGTGTTTTTCTCCCTACCTTTTTTTTGTTACGCTTTGAGGGCGTTTTCGATGAAATCGACTTCTGATTTTGTCAGCGAGGCAATGCCGCCACTTTCAAAACGTGTAATCGCTGTGGCTTTCACCTGATTTGTTTCAACGCCTTTCATCAGAACGCTGACAATCTTTGGTTTGCCTGCTGATTTCATCAGCATTGCAGATTCGCTACCGCCAAAACGATTATCAAGCAGTTTCGAGAAACGCTCCATGGCTTCGCTTTTCATCAAAGCCCCACGACGCTCTGCGGGCGATTTTTCCAGCGCATCAACACGATCTGCAATCGATGTCAGTGCTTTTTCGATTGTGCCGAATACTTCTGACACTTCGCTATTGAGCGACTTCATCAGAGCTTCTGGCTGCGCGCCTGTATTCACTTTATTGCTGAGGTCTTTTACGACATCAACGATTGATTTCAGGACAGCTTCTGTTGCTTTCAATGAACCAGTGACTGATTCAAGAAAGTCATTGCTTTCATATCCTTCAAGCACCTTTTCGGTTTCATCGATGGATTTTGCAAGCAGTTCAATTTCTTTTTCCATTTCTGTTTTCTCCCATATTTTTGTTGTTTGCTGTTAGTGATACGGATAGTCAATTATTTTTTCATGTTGTTCAATCCCCCTCTTCATCTTCATCGCCCTCTGTAGCTGCGCCGAATCCACCATCATCTGTTTCAGGCTCTTGTTCTTCATCTTCATCAGCAGATTCACTATACGCTTTTATCAGTTCTTTTCCGATTTCGAGCGCGATACGTTCAGACTCAGTAAGGAAAACGATTGTGCCTGTCTCTTTTTCAGGCATAAGGCTTTTTTCAAGGCGTTCTTCAAACGGCACTTGCCTCAGATTATTAACATTTGCTTCTGCCTTTTCCAGCAATTCAATGGTGTTTATTTCCATTAGCGGCCTCCAAACAAAATCAACTTTGCGCATTCACGGGCCAAATCAGCCGTAAAGCCTCTGTCTTGCAGATAGATTTTGATTGTTGTCATTTCAGGGTTCATTGCGCCGCTTTTCAGCAAATTCACAACACTATCAAGCGTTGCAACCTTTTGCATTCTGTCATCGCCTTCAAGTGACTGTGACTGCAATGCTGCGCCGCCTGTTGACATTGCGTAATTCGTGCTGCCTTCATTTGCCGTGAATGATTTTTCTGTCCACTCTACAAGGCCATCAAATGACTTTATCAGATGTATCGATTCAATGTCATCGCGACAGACTGCACCGTGGCAAATTGCGCCAAGGCTTTTTGTGATTTTTTCAAGAAACGTATCGCCGTTTACTGCTTTATACTTCGGTGTGATTGCATCATGTATCCAACGGATTTTTGTGATGCGTGCATATTTTTTTCCTGTATCTTTATCGACAATATCTTCACTTTTCTGCAAAGTCAATCCGCCGATTGATGCAGAAAATACTCCATTGCCGTGTTCCAGTGCAGGTATGATTGCTTTTTCATTGTATGGATTGCCACGGAATAAGTTTACTTCAACAATAGCC